GTCCACGATGAATCAGGTAAATGGGAAAAACCGAATAACATCCTCAACAACTGGAGGGTTACGAAAACAACATTAAGATTAGGTTCTAGGATTAAGGGAAAGTGTATGATGGGATCAACATCAAACTCTTTAGATAAAGGTGGTGAAAATTTTAAAAAATTATATAATGGATCAGACGCTACAAAGAGAAACCGCAATGGGCAGACAAGTTCAGGACTCTATTCTTTGTTCATACCTATGGAATGGAATTTCGAAGGATACATTGATTCTTATGGATTTCCTGTATTCGATACACCCAAAAAAGAAGATATAGTAGATTCATTTGGTGATCCAATAAAAACTGGTGTTATTGAATTTTGGAAAAATGAAGTAGCAGGATTAAAAGATGATCAAGACGGATTAAATGAATTTTATAGGCAATTTCCAAGAACTGAAGAACATGCATTCAGAGACGAAGCTAAAGAAGCTTTATTTAATTTAACAAAAATATACGAACAAATTGATTACAACGCGGATCTTAGAAATTCATCGGTGGTTACTACTGGTACTTTTCAATGGGAAAATGCTAAGCTAGATTCAAAGGTTATATTTGTACCAAATAAAGACGGTAGATTTAAAGTATCTTGGGTTCCACCTGTTAATCTACAAAATCGTGTGATAGTAAAGAATGGCATCAAGTATCCAGGTAATGAACACTGTGGCGCTTTTGGGTGTGACAGCTATGATATATCAGGTACAGTTGATAAAAGAGGTTCTAACGGAGCCTTAGCAGGTTTAACTAAGTTTAGTATGGAAGATGTTCCACCTAATCAATTCTTTTTAGAATACATAGCTAGACCTCAAACAGCGGAAATATTTTTTGAAGATGTACTAATGGCTTGTGTGTTTTACGGTATGCCAATACTATGTGAGAACAACAAACCTAGATTATTATATCATTTTAAAAGAAGAGGCTATAGAGGCTTTTCAATGAATAGGCCTGACAAGGTGTGGAACAAATTATCAGTAACAGAAAAAGAAATAGGTGGTATACCTAACTCAAGTGAGGATATAAAGCAAGCTCATGCTTCAGCTATAGAAACTTACATAAATACTTACGTCGGTAAAACAGAGCAAGGATATGGGGATATGTATTTCCAGAGAACATTAGAAGATTGGGCTAGATTTAATATAAATAATAGAACTAGCCATGATGCATCAATAAGTTCTGGATTGGCTTTAATGGCTTGTAATAAAAATAGATACACACCTGTTTATAATCAGGTTAAAACAGTAGTTCCATTGGGGTTTAAGAAATATGATAACAAAGGGTACTCTTCAAAAATAATAGAATAAATGATTTATACGACTTCAAATAACACTTTTCCAAGCCAAATAGTTTCTGACGAAGAGAAACAAAGCTACGAATACGGACGCGACGTAGGTAGAGCTATAGAGAACGAATGGTTTAGAGGAGATACAGGTTCTGCTTCTGGAGGTAGGTTTGCTAGTAATTGGCAGTACTTTCATAATTTGAGATTGTACGCTAGAGGAGAACAATCTGTTAGAAAATATAAAGACGAGTTATCTATAAACGGTGATTTGTCTTATCTTAATTTAGATTGGAAACCAATAGCAGTATTGTCTAAATTTGTTGACATCGTTGTAAATGGTATGACTGACAAAGGTTATACAATAAGATCTCACGCATCAGATCCATTTGCTGTTAAACAAAGAACTGATCACGCTACGGCTATAGCTCAAGATGCTTTTGCCGGTGATTTGATGGAAGAAGCAAATCAAAATGTAGGTATTGATTTAAAAAGAACTAGCATTCCTGTAGAAGAATTACCTAGAGATAAAGAGGAGCTTGATTTACACATGCAGCTTAGATATAAGCAAGCAATAGAAATAGCTGAAGAAGAATTAATTGAAAACGTATTTGATTATAATAAGTACGAGCAGACAAAAAGAAGGATAGCTTATGATTTAACTGTTCTAGGAATTGGTTGTAGTAAAACAAACTTTAACCTAGCTAATGGTATAACAGTAGACTACGTGGACCCTGTGGATATTATATATTCTTATACAGAAGATCCTAATTTTGAAGATGTATACTACGTAGGAGAAGTTAAAAGCGTACCTTTACAAGAATTAAAGAAAGAATTTCCTGACTTAACTGATGAGGAAATGGAAAAAATACAGTTATATCCAGGAGATATTAATTACACAAGAACTCCAAGAGGCCAAGACAATGATAGAAATAATGTTCAAGTATTATATTTTGAATACAAAACATATTCAGATCAAGTATGGAAGATCAAGCAAACAGATCAGGGATTAGAAAAATCTCTTGAAAAGCCGGATACGTATAATCCACCAGATAATGATAACTTTAATACGGTCAGTAGATCTATAGAAGTATTATATAGTGGGGCTAAAGTATTAGGTCATGAGCAAATGCTTAAATGGGAACTTGCTGAAAACATGACAAGACCTTATAGTGATCAAACTAAAGTATCTATGAATTACAGTATATCTGCGCCTAGAATGTATCAAGGTCGTATAGAGTCGGTAGTTAGTAAATGCTTAAGCTTTGCTGATATGATTCAAATAACACATTTGAAGATACAACAGGTATTACAGAAATTAGTTCCAGACGGTGTGTTTGTAGATGTAGATGGTTTAGCAGAAGTTGATCTAGGTAATGGTACTAATTACAACGCTCAAGAAGCTTTAAACATGTACTTCCAGACTGGTAGTATAGTTGGTAGATCTTTAACTCAAGACGGAGATCCTAATCGAGCTAAAGTGCCTATTCAAGAATTACAAAGTTCTTCAGGTATTGGTAAAATACAAGCGTTAATACAAACATATCAATATTATCTTCAGATGATTAGAGATGTTACTGGATTAAACGAAGCAAGAGACGGTAGTCAACCCGCAAAAGATTCATTAGTTGGATTACAAAAACTAGCCGCAACAGCTTCTAATACAGCAACTAAGCACATACTTCAGTCCTTAATGTATATTACAATAAAAACAGCTGAAAATATTAGTTTAAGAGCTGCTGATATGATAGCTTTTCCTTTAACAAAAAATGCTTTAATGAACTCTATTAGTAGTTTCAATGTAGATACTTTAGAGCAAGTAGAACGTTTAAACTTACATGAATTTGGTATATTCTTAGATCTTGAACCGGAAGAAGAGGATAAACAAGCTTTAGAAAAAAATATACAAATAGCTTTACAAACAGGTAGTATTGACTTAGAAGACGTAATAGATATAAGAGGTATATCTAATATAAAGTTAGCTAATCAAATGCTTAAAGTTAAACGTAAACGAAAAGCAGAAGCTGCACAGCAACAAAATCTTCAAAACATACAAGCACAATCACAAGCTAGTGCTCAAGCAGCAGAACAAGCGGCTATGTCAGAAGTTCAGAAGCAACAAGCTTTAACAGAAACAAATTTACAATTTGAGCAAGGTAAATCTCAAATGAAAATTCAACAAATGCAAATGGAAGCTGATATTAAAAAACAGCTAATGGCAGAGGAGTTTAATTACAATATGCAACTAGCTCAAGTAAGAGTTGCAGCGGAGAAAGTTAAAGAAAAAGAAATAGAAGATAGAAAAGACGAAAGAAGTAGAATACAAGCAACTCAACAGTCTGAAATGATTTCACAAAGACAAAACGATGAATTGCCTAAAGATTTTGAATCAGCAGGTAATGATACGCTTGGTGGATTCAATCTAGACAGTTTCTAGTATTACCAACAATTAACTATTTAATTATATTATATTATGTCAGAAGTAAAACAAGAAGGTGACTTTTCTTTAAAAGGAAAAAGTAAAAAACCTAAACAATTAAGTAATGATGCTTCGGCTATAACGAAGGTTACAATGAAAGAACCAGGATCAGAAGCCAAAGAAGATATCCCTAAAGTAGTAATACCTGGTGAGAAATTAAAACCTAAAGAAGATGCCATTCAAAAGCAAGAAACAGAGAGCCCTGTGTTACTCACAGAACAACCCGAAGTGGGATTGCAAGAAGTGGAACAAGGAAACGAAGAACCCCTTGGAGATGTTGTTACCAAATTCGCGCCGATACAAGAAGTAACTAAGGAAGAAATACAGCAAGTAACAAAGCAAGCTCAAGAAGCCGTAAGAGATGAAAAAGTTTTAGGTAGAAAGTTACCTGAGAACGTAGAAAAGCTAGTTACTTTTATGGAAGAAACTGGTGGTAACGTGGAAGATTATGTAAGATTAAACGCTGACTATTCTAATGTTGATGAAACTCAATTAGTAAAAGAATATTATAAAAAAACAAAACCTTATCTAGATTCCGAAGACATGGATATAATCTTAGAAGATTATGATTATGACGAAGATATAGATGATGATAGAGATATACGCAAGAAAAAAATTGCGTTTAAAGAAGAAGTTAATAAAGCTAGAAACTTTCTAGAGGAAACTAAGAGTAAATACTACGATGAGATCAAGTTGAGACCAGGCGTAACTCAAGACCAACAGAAAGCTACTGACTTTTTTAGCCGATACAATGAAGAGCAAGAAGTAAATAATGCTAAACAAGAAAGATTTAAAAGCGCAACTAAACAAGTTTTCAACGAAGAATTCAAAGGTTTTGATTTCAATGTAGGTGAAAAGAAATTTAGATATGGTGTTAAAAATCCTTCAAGTGTTGCCGAAGAACAATCAGACATTACTAATTTTATTGGGAAGTTCCTGAATAAAGAAGGAGAAATATCTGATCACAAAGGTTATCACAAAGCTTTATACGCTGCTAGAAACGCTGACACA